GGTACTCGAACTCGACGTTCCCGCCGTTCTGCCTCAAATCGAGCGTGATGTACAGGTCCCGGCCGTACGGCTCGTCCACGCCGTTGATCGAGAAGGCGACCGAGCTGAAGACGGTGCGGACGCCTCCGCCGTCGAAGATCTCCAGGCCCCACGTGTCGACCCCGCCAGCCGGGAAGAGAGTCAGCACGATCAGCCAGTACGTGCCGCCGGACATCTCCAGGCTGACAATCCGGGACGCCGAGGCGGGCGCCGCCGGCACGTTGATCAGGAACTGGACGGACAGCACCGTCGCCGAGCTGGACTGCACGGCGGCCCGCAGCCCGGTGTCGGTGCCTAGCGTGAACCCGCCAGCTGTGCCGGGCGCGGTCATCGCACCGAAGCTGGGTACCGCGCCGTTGACGACCAGCGGGGCACCGCCCTCGACGGCGTTCGCGGCCTGGGTGGCGCCCGACGTGTCCTCGCACGGCCAGAAGTCGATCGGCCCGGCAGCGCTGGTGGCGCGGGTCATCACCGACGACAGGCGCTTGCTGCCCTGCTGCAACCGGCGGATCCGGCCGGACGCGGTGAACGGTACCCAGATGTCGGTGCCGGTGGTGTCCCATTCGTTGGGCCAGTCCGGGACCTCGCCGGAGAACCGGATGTCCTGGACTACCAGGTCATCGAATTTCGTGGTCGGGGTGACGTTGGTGTTGCCGGTGGACAGGATCGACCGGCAGGCGACCGACCCGGCCGCGGCGATGGCCGCCCCGGCGGTGGTGGAGTCGTCGGCGTAGGTCCAGATCTGCGTGTTCGGGCTGGCCACGTTCCAGGCCCGCGCGACGTACTGGCCGCCGGCCACGCTGAACTCCAGCCGGAATGAGTCGGTCGACCCGTAGCTGAGCGTTTCGGCAGCCGTCCCGAGCACCGTGATGACCCCGGCGACCCGGGCGGCGATAACGATGCCCACCGAGCCAGCCGTGTCGAAGGTGAGGATGGCGAACAGGTAGTTGCTGGCGTCGGCGCGGCGGAATTCGAGGCTCATCTGGATGCTCGCGCCGGTGGCGACGACGCCGGGTTTGAGGGTGGCGCAGATGGTGCCATCGAGCAGCCCGGTCCCGGAGACCGGGTTGAGGATGGTCTCGCGGATGACGTTCACGCTGGCGTTGCTGATATTGCCGGTACCGCCGGACACGCTGTAGTCGCCCGCAACGCCGCCGTTTGTGGTCCACGCCTGGCCGCTGTCGGCGGTGCCCCAGCCGTTGCTCGCCGTGCGGCCGAACGCGTCGTACGCGTAACGCTTCGAGTGGCGGATCTTGGTGTTGTGGCCGATCAACCCGTAGTAAATACCGAGCGGATTCTGATCACTGAAGTTGCCGAGGCGATTGTTGATCTGCCCGCCGAAAGTGGAGGTGGAAGCCCGGTTCGACGTCTCGCTGCCCATGCCCCGGGTGCCCGTCACCCTGCCCAAATTGTCCCGAACCAGGATCTTCGACGAGATGTCCTGCCAGCCCGCGTAGGTGGCGGTCGGATTGGTGCCGGTCACCCAGATCTCGGTCAGGTTGTCGACGGTGAAGGTCATCGCGGCGTCACGTCCCCGCCGCCGCGATCGCGCCGGCGAACGCCGGGTCGGTCCTGAGCGCGGTCTCGATCATCTCCAGGAAGACCCGCATGATCGCGGAGTCGAAGCCGGGCGCCGGCCGGACCTCCAGGACTTGCGTCCCGCCACCACCACCGCCACCACCGCGGGCCATGTCGGCGACCATTCGCATGCTGTCCTGATGCGAATAGACCCGGCTACCGGCCGAGAGATCAGCCAGCTCGAAGCCTCGCTCACCCACCATCGTCAGGCCGTTGCGATTGCCGCCAGCCGCCGCGTATCCCCAGCCACCACCCGCGGAGCCGACCGTGCCGCCCTGAGCATTCGCGCCCCTGATCCGGCCGCCGACGGACGCACCAAGCGAGCCAACCTGACTGGTCACCACGTCAACGTTGATGACCTTGCGGGACGGCAGGTGGTTGATCGCCCGTAGCGTGTCGTCGAGATCGGCGATTGCCTTGCCGACGCCCTGGAGGGCGATGTCGGTGTTGACCCGGTCAGGCACGGCCATGTACTTGCCGATGAGGTCGTTGATCTGGCCGGACGTGAAGTGCGCCTGCTGCATCTGCTTGATCAGCGAGCCGGTGTTCTGGTCGTAGGCCGCGGCCGCGTCCTGGGCGCTGACCCCCGATGCGATCAGGGTGTCGTACTGGCGGATGTTGGCGGCCACAACGCCCAGGATCGCCTCGCGGTTGGCCTGGCCCTTCTCGGTGTGGATATCGAGCTGGCGCCCGTTGTCGGCGATGGACTGGGTCAGCCGTGTCTGGCTCTCCGCGAATCCGAGTGTGGCCTGGTCGAGGGACATCGTGGCGTTGAGCAGCTTGTCTGCCATTTGGCCGGCCAGGACGTCAGTGGTCTGCGCGGTGGCCGAGATCTGCCCGGACAGCTTGGTGAAGTCCTCAGAGGCCAGGTCGGCGCCCAGTCTGAGCTGGTTGATCTGGTCAGCGTGGATCTTGGCTGACTGGGCGGCGACCAGGTGCGCGGCGTCGAGTGCCTTGAGCCCGAACGTGGCCTTCTCGGTCGAGCCGGTCAGATCCATCAGCGCGTTGGCCGGGGCCGCGAAGAGGATCGGGCTGAACGGGCTGTTCCGGGCGAAGTCGTACAGATGTGATAGACCGTCGATCAGGGAGCCGATGCCGGAGAGCAGGTTGTGGGTACCGTCCGCGAAGTCGTGCATGAACTGGACGGCGCCCGGGCCGCCGCTGCTCACCTTGTCCAGGAACTCACCGACGCCGTCAGCGATGATCGGGATGTCCTTGCTGATCTCCTCGACCACCGGCCCGGCGCGGGTGAACGTGCGTTCCAGGGCTGGGCCCAGCTTGTCGATGCCCTCGGCGACACCGTGCGCGATGTCCGAGGTCAGCGGGGCCAGGCGCTGGAAAATCCGGGTGATCCGGGGTTCCTGCTTGGTCAGCTCGTCGCCGAGGATCCCGATCGCGGCCAGGGTCGGGCCCTTGAACGCGTCCATGGCTGAGCCGGCGACGTTGCTGCCGAACTCACTGCCCATGTTCTTCGCGGCTTCGCTGACCGCCGGGTCCTTGAATGCCAGGGCAACGCCGCCCGCGATCCCGCCGACACCGACGCCGCCGAGCACGGCGGCCGACACGGCGGCGCCCAGCGCCGGTGCGGCGGCGATGGCCGCGCCGGCGACCGTGACGATCAGGGCGCCCTTCAGCTTGCTGGGCAGCTCCCCAAGGTCACCCGAGAATCCGCTGGAGAGCTTGTCCAGGAACCGGCCGGTAAACGACCGTCCGGTCTCCTCGCCCGCGTCGTCGCCGAGGATTTTGACCAGGTCTTTCTTGAACCCTTCCAATTCGCGTTTGGACTGGCCCAGTCGTTTGGTCTGGCGCAGGAAATCGACGTCCCCGGTCCGTTCGAATTCCTTGGCCAGGGTCTGCATGCCCCGGTCGAGCTCTTGGATCCCGGCGTTGAGCCGCTTGACCCCTTCGCGCGCCCGGTCGGCTCCATCGCCGGTTGCCTTGCCGGCCGCCGCGCCGTGCTGGCCCATCAGGGTGAGGCTGATGCCGGCGGCCTTGGCCGACGCCGCCAACCGTTCCTCGTTGTTGCGGGCCTGGCGGAATGCTGAGTCGCTGTCGTCATCACCCTTGATCCGGATCGTGACCTCAGACGTCGAACTCACCGCCTTCGTAGTCGTTCAGGCCGTGGTCAGCCAGCTTGCACAGGTAGATCAATTCGGCGCTCTCGGCCAACAGGGTCGACAGCGTGTAGCCGGGGAACCGTTGCAGCAGCTTGAGGATCAGTTCGGCGCGGGCGAGCTCTCCAGGTCGGGTGACCTGATTTCCATCGGAATCGATCCCTCCGGGAACGGCTCGCCAGCGGTCGATCGCCCGTCCAAAGGGGCCGGTACCGTCGAGTTCACCTTGACGATGGCCCGGTACAGGGCCTTGAACATCGGCGTATCCAGGTCCAACAGAGCCTCGACCGTGAGCGGGACGGCCTGGTCGTCGTCGTCCTCCAGATTCCAGGAGATGAGCGCCTTCCGGATCTCCCCGGCGACCTCGGTACGGACCTCGATGTCGCCGAGCGGCCGGTCCCAGAAGCCCAGCAGGTCCATGAACGCGCCGATGGACGGCCGGCGGCACCGGACCTCCAGGCCGTCCATCTCCGGATCCTCGAATTCCAGCTTGAGGGTCGGTCGCTTGTATCCCATTTGCCCTAGCTCCAGGTCGGGACGGTGCCGTCAGCCAGCACCCCGGGTGCTGTGCCGGTCAGCGAGCCGTCCGCGCCGCGCTTGAGCTGGTAGTCGGTGTACAGCACCTCAGGGGCCAGCGTGTCGCCCGAAACCACGATGGTGGTGGTCCGGGCCACGCTGGTTGACGGGACGGTCTTCCACACGGTGTGGGCGCCGGTGGCCGCGTCGTCGAACACGAAGTTGGGCGTGACGGAGAAGTCAGCCAGCAGGAGCAGCCGCTCGTTGGCCGATTTGTCAATTCCTGTCACATCTTGTACACCTCTGGGCGTACTGAAGTCGAGCGAGGTGATGCCGTTTTTGACGGCGATGGGGGAGCCGCCGGAGTCGTCCACGCTGAACGTGGTCCACCCGAGGCCGTTCTCTTTTGCCACGGTCTAGCCCTCCTGAAACTTTGTGCCCAATTTGTCCTGATGGGTGGCGAAGTCCTCGACCCAGAACTCCGCCCGGGTGTGCCGGCGCCCCTCGCGCCGAGGGTTGCCACGCCAGTCCCCGCCCTGCACCACGTACAGCGGCTCACGCTCCAACGGCACCTGGTGGGCGGCGAAGCACTGCTGACCGGGGCCGAACCAGAACTCGGTGAAGCCGCCGGCCACGCCGCGCTGCCGGTACTTGCGACCGGAGTGCATCCGGATGTAGTACGCCTGCCGCTGGCCCAGCTCGGTGGCCTCGTTGACCGTGGTGACCCAGCCGAGCCGCCAGGCTTCACATTCGACCTCGCGGCACGTCGCCTGCCGGTAGTGGCTGGTGACGGGCTGGATGAGCCGGTACGTCTTGACCAGGTGGGCGGGCAACCGCGGCTCGATGCGCTGGCCCTGCGGTGTGAGGATCGTCCGGCCGGCCACTAGAAGCTCACCGCCGTCACGTTCTTAGCGATCATGACGGCGAAGGTCAGCGAGCTGAACCCGCCCGTCGTGACCGTGACCGCCCGGATGTAGCGGCGCACCGCCTGGACGGCCGAAGTGGCGATCCGCTGCGTCTGCGGCGTACCGCTGGTGATCTGGGTGAACCCGCCGCCGGTGAGGTCGGTGAAGCTGGAGTTGTCCGCCGAGTCCTGGATCTTCACCGTGACGTCGGTACCGGTGAAGGCGAAGACCTGGAGGTACGCCTGCGCGCCGAACGACACGGACGCCGCCGTGTCGATGCTCGCGCCGTTGGTGGCACCGGTGTCGGTGCGCTTGCCGGCGGTGAGCTGCTGCCCCCATTCCAGCCCGAACCCGTTGGCCTGAATGTCGACGCCGATCATCAGCGAGCCGTCCGCGGCCCGTTTCGGGTCGTAGTTGATCTGCTTGCCGATACACGCCGCAGCCTGGTTACCGACCGCCGTGCCGCGGAAGTAGCAGGCGGTCACATCTGCGGTCGGCAATACGCTGAGGCGCGGGTGTGCCTGGCCGGCGGCGTCGTCGAAGTACGACGTGAAACTGAATCCGCCGTCGCGCAGGCCGCCGAGGCGGGCCATCGCCGACATGGTGATGTCGGTGCCGGGCAGCGCCGCCGGGCCGCCGTGGATGTTCTCCAGGCTGGCGATGTCGGCGGACAGGTCGTATCCGCCGACGTAGAAGTTGTCGCCCATGCCGTGGCCCTTGGTCATGGCGCCTGCCCCCAAAGATCATCGATGACGCACGGGACCGAGATCGTGTACACGCGGAAGATCTCCCCGTCCTGGTTGATGTAGCCGGCCGGCGCCTGGAGAGCCGTG